CGCGCTTCGCAGACCTGGACAAACCGTTCGCAAAAGCCGGCATCATCCCACAGCCGCTCTAGCCGCTGCCGGCCCTGCTGGCGCTCGCTGCCGAGCCCGGTTTCCTCAGCTTCAGCGGCTTCAACGACCTCATCGTCGGCCACTGGCCGACCCTTTCTTTACAAACCGGATACGGCGCTAGGCCGGCAACCCTACCAGAACAGCGTGGCAAGAGAAATAGTTCTCTTGATATAGAGATTTTATCGTTTGCCTGTCAATGCACTACCGAGATTGATATGCGTTACGGAGAAACACTGCTTGCGAGAGTAATTGACTTCTCCCAGAATAGGCCATGCTCAGCCCGGACGAGCTTCTCAAAGTCGCGCGCGCCTATCGTCTGGCGACGGGCTACTCGCTGGTCACGATCGGCCGCCGCTCCTGCAATAACGACAAGATTTACAAACGCATCGCTGATGGCGGCGGGGCTCTGACGCTGTCGATCGAACGAGCCACCGATTGGTTCATCGCGAACTGGCCGGCCGATGCCGCATGGCCGGCCGGCGTGCCGCGGCCTCTGCATATCCTGCAGCCGCGCCCGCCCGCAGCGCCGACATGCGCCGCATGACCGCCGCCGCCATCATCGCCGCCGCGCTCTGCGGCTACAGCATCCGCCGGTGGGCGCGGTGAGCGCGTTGCTGGCACCCTTCCCCTATTTCGGCGGCAAGCGCACCGTGGCCGCCGACGTATGGGAGCGGCTCGGCCACACAGCGCAATATATCGAGCCCTTCTGCGGCTCGGCCGCCATGCTCCTCGCCAAGCCGCGCCCGTCCTCGCTTGAGGTGATCTGCGACGGCAGCGGCTTTATCGCCAATTTCTGGCGCGCGGTTAAACATCAGCCGAACAACGTCGCGCGCCGAGCCGACTACCCGGTATCGCATGTCGATCTCGGCAGCCGCCACCGCTGGCTAATCAAACAGCGAAATAAGCTGGCCGAGGGCTTGGCCGATCCCGATTGGCCCGGCGACGCAAAAGTGGCCGGCTGGTGGCTGTGGGGGCAGTGCTGCTGGATCGGCTCGGGCTGGTGTGAGCGTGACGACATAAGCGACGATGCCGGGCAAATCCCGCACGCCAGCGACGCCGGCAGGGGCGTCCAGGCCATCGGCAAGGTCCCGCACGCCAGCGACGCCGAATATCTCACCTCATCCGGCCGCACCGCCGAGCAATGGCTGCGCCAGCTCGCTGATCGCCTAGAGCGCGTCCGCGTCGTGCACGGCGACTGGTCCCGCTGTCTCAACAGCCATTTCGGCGGCGACGATACCGCAATCTTCCTCGACCCACCCTATCGGGCTTACGAAGCGGTTTACGCGCACTCCACCCCGGTTGCCGACGCCGTCGCGGACTGGGCCCGCGACAACGCGCACCTCCGCATCGCGCTGTGCGGCCAGCGCGGCGACTACGACCTGCCCGGCTGGGACATCGTCGAGTGGTCCCGTGGTCGACTCACTTATTCGGGCAACAAGACCACCGATCTCGAATGCGTCTGGTACTCGCCGGCATGCCTGCCGCCGATCCAGCAAGGGCTATTCGACCGGCCCTACGACGCCAGCGTGGATCTGCACGACAGCTACTACGCCGCCGTTGCCGAGCTGCGGCGACGCCATCTTGCGGGAGAGGCCGCATGACCCCATCCGGCCGCCGTGCGTCGGGGCACCCGGCCGGCGCCGGCAGCGGGGCGATGGCCACACCACCGGCCAAACCTTCCCCCTGCGCCCACGCTGCCGGCGGCTACCGTGAGACGCGCTGAATGACCGCGCAGCCGGTGACAGTGGTCCTCATGGGGCCTCCGACTCCATTTGCGAGGATGCGCATCGCCGCCCGCACCGGCGCCCACTTCGTCCCCGCGCCGCAGCGCAACGCCATGGCCGCGCTCCGCATCGAAGCCGCCAACACCATGCTGCACATGGGCGCCGCGGTACTGGACGAGCCGGTGTCGGTCGAGCTGCTCGCGGAGCTGCCGATCCCGGCAAGCTGGAGCAAAAAGCGCCGCAATCTCGCGATCTTAGGGCTCATTCGGCCAAGTGGCAGACCCGATCTGGATAATTTGTGGAAGTTAATGGCCGACGCATTCAACGGTGTTGTATTTAGAGACGACGCCCTCATCGTCGAGGCCCGCGCCCGCAAGATCTACGGGCTCCAGCCCAAACTGGTGGTGACAGTGTCACCGCTTGCGGTGGTGCAGCCGGCACTGAAGCTGGAGGCCGCCGCATGAGCGACTGGACCGCTGGCTACGCTGCCGCCATAAGCGACTTCACCACACTGGTGCAGAGCCGTGGGCTGATGACCGAGAAGCTGCAATTGCTGCTGCAAGACTTGCAGCAAGACGCACTCGTCATCGAGCACGAGCAAGGCAACCGCCTGCAGCGCCGCCGTTTAGTCGCCGGCCGCGAGGCCCTGCCGCTGTTTGTGGACCCCGCCGCATGAGCAACCACTCCACCTACACCGGCCGCTACACGCGCTCGGCATATCAGCCATCGCCCTTCAGCGACGACGAGATCGCCACCCTGCGGACCATGCGCGCCGCCGGCTGCGGCCTCAAAAGCATTGCCGCCGCCCTCGGCCGCGCCAAATCCGCCGTTGCCCGCTATATCCCCCCCGACGCTCATGACGGCTGGGACGACGCGCCGTCCCGGACGCCCAGCGACGACGCCTCCCTCTACGCCCGCTGGCAAGCCCGCATGCCCGCCCTGCGCGCCGCCATGCGCAAAGCCGGAGCCGCACCGTGAGCACCGCCCAGCTCCACGCCGATGTCCACCAAACCATCGCGCCCTGGCGATCCAACGGCATGCGGCCGCTAATCGCATGGTGGTTGCTCACCGGCGTAACCGATTGCGACGCCTCGTGGTTCCGCGTCGAGCAGTACATGTCCGCCTGGCTCGCCTCGCGCGAAGCCCCCTCACTCCAACGCGTCGGATAGGTGATGAAAGCGCGCCGCTTCGACTTCTACCCTGACGATTGGCTCGCCGGCACAATGGCGCTCTCGATCGAAGAGCGCGGCGTCTACATAACTGCGATTTCGGCCATCTACAGCGCGCAAAAGTCCGTGAAAATTTCGCATCTGCGGGCGCTTTGCCCGATGCATGGCAATTCGTTTAATTCCATACTCTTACGCCTCGTCCAGAGCGGCAAACTGTCGCGAAAAGGCGACGAAATCCATTCGAAACGCTGTCGAAACGAGATCGAAAAGGCTTTGAAACGGGTGCGAAACGCCGTCGAAAACGGCAAGAAAGGAGGCCGGCCACAAACGAAATCAAATGGTTACGATACCGAAGAGGTTTCTGATCCGCTTAAGCTACCACGCGCGCGTCTTTCTTCACCTTCACCACCACCCTTAAAAGAAAAGAAAGAAGAACCCCCCCCATTATCCCCCCCCGTTCCGGTGGGGAAGTTTGACAGGTTCTGGCTGTATTATCCGAATAAGGTGGGGAAAAGGGCCGCACAAGCCGCATTCCGCAGAGCCTCGGCCCGAGCCCCGCCAGCCGTGATCGACGCCGGATTGCAACGCTATCTCGTTGAAAAGCCAGACGATCGACCTTGGTGCAACCCCGCTACCTGGCTCAACCAAGACCGATGGCTAGACCAACCCGCACCAACCCCCACGGTGAGCAAATATGGCAGAAATCAACGACTTTCCCCCTCCGACGCCCTCTTCCTCGGCGCCGCAAGAGCCGCTGACGCCGTGGAACGTCGAGACCGTGAAGCCGCAGCGAGAGCGTGCTGCCCTGATTGCCCGCCTGCTCAACCACTTCTGGACCGCTGCTGACCATCCCGCCGTCCGCCAAGCCCAAATCGAGGACTGGCTCGACGACCTCCGCGAGTTCGATTACGCCGAAATCGCCGACGCTTGCCGGGACTGGCGCCGCGGTCACACCAAGCGACCCACCATCGCCGAAATCCGTAACCTCTGCCGCGAAGCCCACCAGCAGCCAAGGCCCGCACCAACCAACATGGATGCATACGCTCGCAGCATCGGATGGCGCGACAATGCCGAACGCATGCTCGCGATCGCCGAGGATAATCGAAAACGCGACGCCACCGACGCTCGACTCACCGCAGAAGCCAAAGCCAGGAACGCCGCATGAGCACCACACTCGCCCCCAGCGCCGAACGCCGGCAGCACAGCCGCATCGTCCGCGACCGCCTCCAGATCGCCGACACCGCCGGACGCATCGGCGTGCCCTGGCGAGCCGAGGGACTGCTCGCCAAACTCGAACGCAACGGCAGCATCACCGCAGCGCAAAGGGCCGCCGGCGAGCAATTCCACGCACTGTTCCGCAGCGCCGCCAGCGACCCGCTGAAGGCCACAGACCCCTCACGAACCCACGTCAGCGGCGCCCGGCCCATGGCTCAGCCCATCGGCTCGCTGTGGGCCAAGACGTCGCTGGACAGAGCCATCGATGCCCTCGGCGGACTTGCGTCACCAGCAGGCTCCTGCGCCTGGCACGTACTCGGCAACGATTGCAGCATGCGCGACTTCGCACTGCGACGAAGCTGGTGCGGTGAAGCCGTCCATCCCCACGTCGTCAAAGGCGTGCTCTTGAGCACGCTCGGCACTCTCCAAAACCATTTCAGGATGTGAATTGTGACCGCATCACCCACGACAACGATGACCGACGTTATCAACGAGGCGCGTGTCGCCATCAAGGAGACGGCGGCTAATGTCCTCTCGTTCAAGGGGATGGGGATGACCGATGGCGAAGCCATCGCCAATGTGATGCTAGCCTATCGGCACCTCGAGGACGCATCAATGAGGCTGGGTAAGGTCATCCAGGCTATCGACGGAGGTATCAGCGTCTATGACAGACGCACCACCGTCGGGGTCTCCGATTGTGCTTGACTTGTGCGCTGAAACGCTAGCTATGGTGCCAGGCTGTGCAAACCAGCACTAATCCTGCCATGCAAAAGGATGCTCCCGCTAAACGCGGAGGTCGTAATGGCGTCCATATCCTCTCCGATCACCTGATAGAGGAAATTCTCGACCGCGTCTGTACCGGCGAAAGCCTCCGCGCTATCTGCCGCGACCCGCGCATGCCGGACGAAAAGGCTGTGCGTAAATGGATAAGAAAGCATCCCGACACCATTGGTCCGCAGTACGCGCAAGCGAGAGAAATGGGCCTTGAAAGCATCGCCGAGGAGGTTATCGAGATCGGCGATTCCGATATACTTATCAATGGCTTGCCGGATAACGCACTGGTTCAGCGCAACAGGTTGATGTGCGACAACAGGAAGTGGCTGCTGAGCAAGCTTCTGCCGCGCCAATTCGGTGACAAAGTCACCCAGGAGTTGACCGGCGATCCCGATCGGCCGCTGGTCACGATGATCCAGCTCGTCCCGGTGGCGCCGAAGCGGCTGCCGAGGCCGGATGACGACGAGTAAACCGCTTACATAGCGGTTGCTCTATGAGAGAAATATGGCGGAAACGCTAGGGTTTTCATTCACAAGCGGCGCTGGGGTAGCAAATGGGGTAGCGTTAGCCCCTCGCGCGCGTAGACTAAAAGGCAACGACCGATGAAGCAAAACCCGATCGTCGATGCGCCCCGCAAGCCCACCACCACCAAGGCGCCGCAGCCCGGCAAGCCGCCCATCCACCGCTCTCCCTCGGTGAAGGCGGCCAGGCCCCGCAGCAACCCGCGGGGCCGCTGACGGGCCGGGCCACCCCCTGACAGGATTGGTTCCATGTCGGCGGCTGACGGCCCCATCCCGTATCCACCTTCCCCCACCACCACCGCATATTTTTTTTCTGAAACTCCGCCCAAGTTTCCGTCACTGCCACTTCCACATCGTGTCTCTCTTTCCTGCGTAGGAAAGAGCGGAAGCGTCCACTGAAGTGTCACCGGTAGCATGTTGGTAGTGAAGTGGCAGGACTTCCGGCAGCACGGTTTCCTGACGATAGCGATAGTGGTGTCGGTAGCGGCGTTATTGGACATGGTGACGCCATTGGACTACCGGGGGGGGCTGGTGGTGGTGGCGTTGGTGGCGTTGGTGCTGGGGTGGCGGCCGTGAGTGCGCAGTCGATCGAGCTTCCGGAGAAGCTGATCCCGGTTTTCTCGGGAGAAGCTCTCTATCGGGGCGCCTGGGGCGGCCGCGGCAGCGCCAAAAGCCGCAGCTTTGCGAAGATGGCGGCGGTATACGGTCTGCGCTGTGCGATGGCCAACCAATCTGGCGTCATTGTCTGCGGCCGGGAGTTTCAGAACAGCCTCGATGAGTCGTCGATGGCGGAGATCAAGCTGGCGATTGAGAGCGAGCCCTGGCTTGCCGGTCATTATGAGGTTGGCGAGAAGTTCATCCGCACCCGTGACGGGCGGATCGATTTCAGCTTCGTGGGGCTGCGGCGGAACATCGAATCCGTAAAATCCACCGCGCGCATCCGCCTGCTGTGGGTGGACGAGGCGGAGCAGGTATCGGAGATCGCCTGGCAGAAGACGATCCCCACCGTGCGTGAAACCGGCAGCGAGATTTGGGTGACGTGGAATCCGGAGCGCCGAGCATCTGCCACCCATCAGCGTTTCCGGGAGACGCCGCCGGACAACAGCAGGATCGTGGGGCTGACGTACCGGGACAATCCGTGGTTTCCGGCGACGTTGGAGCAGATCCGCAAGGAAGACGAAATCAGGCGCCCGGATCAGTACGGGCATGTATGGCTGGGCGAGTTTGCGACGGGGCATGTGGGTGCGTATTACGCGCGCCTCATCAACGAGGCCAAGGAAGAAGGGCGCATCGGGCACGTCAGCCGGGATCCGCTTCTTCCCGTCCGCGTGTATGTCGACATTGGCGGCACGGGGGCGCGGAGCGACGCGTATGCGCAGTGGGTGGTGCAGTTTGTCGGGCGCGGCGAGGTGCGGGTGCTGGACTATTACGAATCCGTCGGCGAGCCGCTGGCGGTGCACGTCGGCTGGCTCAGAGAGAAGGGGTGGGGCAAGGCCAGCGTATATCTCCCTCACGACGGGGCGACTCATGACAGAATTTACAGCGTTTCCTTCGAAAGCGCCTTCCGCGACGCGGGTTTCGCCGTCGAGGTGATCCCCAATCAGGGCCGCGGCGCGGCCAGAGCCCGGATCGAGGCGGCGAGAAGGCTTTTCCCCTCCATCTGGTTCAATGAAGACACAACGGAGGCGGGCCGCGAAGCATTGGCCTGGTATCACGAGCGCAAGTCGGAGGACGTGCGTGACGTCGGCCTCGGGCCGGAGCACGATTGGTCGAGCCATTCTGCGGATGCGTTCGGGCTGATGGCGGTGGCTTACGAGGCGCCGCGGGGCCGGCCGAAGGCGCTGAAGTATCCGGCGCTTGGGATCGTGTAATTTCCGCTTGACAGTGGGCCGCAGAAGGTCCACGCGCGCGCGCGTTCTATATATATGCGGCGGCGGGCACGGGGTATGAGCGAGGCTGATTCGCTGGCGGCGGTTTGGTGGCAGGTATGGGGCGACGGTTTGTTTCGTCGGGAGACGGCGCGGCGGGCATTGCTGGCGGCGTATGAGGAGGCGGCGCGTTTGGCCGAGATTGCCGAGCACCACCGGAAGCGGGAAGCGCACGAGGCTGAGCTTGCGGCGGCGCGGGCGTCGCGGCGGGCGGAGGGCGATCGTCGGATGGCGGAATTGGAGGGGGCGGGTTTGATTGCGGCGGCGGGCGGATTGCAGCGGTGGGTCTGGCTGCAGCGGCTGTCGGGGCGGCGATTTAAGGACATCGCGGCGGATATTGGGTGTGTGCCGGGTCGGGCATCGAAGCTGTTTTACCGGCAGGCTCGGCTGGAGCGTGAGCTGAACGAGGCGCGGCTGGCGGCGTGGGTGCGCGACGTGTGGCTGAAATATCCGCTGTCGGATGCGGCTTATCTGGAAACCGCGTCCTTCGAGCGGATCGAGCACAAGGGATTGTGGGCATGAGCAGCAGCGACGCGCGGATGTTTGATGCGCTGGCGGATCGGGTGACCGCGGTCGAGGCGTCCGTCGTCAAATTGGCTGAGGCTGTCGACAAGCTGGCGCAGGGTTCGCTCAAATTGGCCGAGGGGCTGCTGCCGAAGGATTTGTCCCCGGAATTGTACGGGTCGGAGCCCGATCACGCGGCTGACCGGGAGGCGCGGGCGGCGTTGCTGGCGAAGCGGCGCGACCGCTGATGGCTGGCGTGCTGGATCTGCTGCAGGCGGCGTTACAGAATCCCGAGGCGCTGCGGCAATTGCAGCAGGAGATGGGGCGCGATCCGGAGGCGGCGCCGGCCTTGCCGCCTGGTCTGCCGGATGCGGTGGTGCGGAGTATCCTTGGCGGGCCGAGTTACGGCGAGGGCGAGATGACGCCCCTTCGCGGCGGACAGGGTTATGGCCGGGAAATGCCGCTGACGCAGGCTCCGCAGCGGGACCAGGCGCTGATGGACCAGCTTTTTGCCGGCCGGCAGTTTGGCCCGCAGGGCGGCGTGCTCAACGAGGGCAGCGGCTGGGCCGGGTGGGGGATGCAGCCGCCGGGGAGGTCGCCGCTGAACCAGTTTATGCCGGGTGCCGGATTGTACTGATGGCTGGGCTGAACTGTGCCTGACATACTGGATCAGTTGCAGAATTTGCTGACGGCGTACCCGCAATTGGCGCAGGCGGGCGGTGGCGTGCCGGGGTTGGGCGGGCAGCCGGCGCCGTCGCAGATGGGGCTGTTGGCTGCAGCGCCGCCCGACCAGGCGGCGGCGCCTTCCGTTCCGGCAGAGGCGCGGCCGTTTTTGGATGCGGTGGCGAGTGGCGAGAGTCCGGCCTACAATATCCGTTACGACGGCGGCAAAGGCACGCCGTTTGACAGTTTCGATGATCACCCGCGGCAGTTGGAGCGGATCACGGCGGGGCCGTATCGGGGCCAGCGATCGGATGCCGCGGGCAAGTATCAGATGATCAGCACGACGTGGGACAAGGTGGCGAAGCCGCTGGGGTTGCCGGATTTCAGCCCGGAGAATCAGGATATGGCGGCGTGGCAGTTGGCCAACAACAGTTACGGCAGGCTGAGCAAGGGCCGCGATTTGCTGGGTGATCTGCAGGCGGGCCGGCACGACGACGTCGCCAGGGCATTGTCGTCAGAATGGGCCAGCATAGCGCGCAATCCGCAAGCGTTTGTGCGGACATTGCGCGGCGCGTATCCGCCGCCGGGGTCATGATCTGCGAGGCGTGTCGCGGCAGTGGCTGGCGGCGGCAGGAGCCGTGCCCGGAGTGTGGCGGCTGCGGGGTGGCGTCGTGTTGCGACGCGGCGGGCTCGGCGCAGCCGGTGCCGGCGTGGCCATGGCTTATCGGCAGGAGGGGTGAGCATGTCGATCAGCCGGTGCCTGGTGGCAGACCGTTACGGCAGTTACGAAGTCGCGCCCGATAGCATTATGGCGACGGCGCCGCGCCGGCTTGATGGCTGGTGGGATCGTCGGACTACGGCGGGGCGGGCGGCAATCGCGGAGTTTTCCGAGAATCAGAAGCGGCGCCGGCTGTTGCTGGACGGCGAGCGCACGATGGATGAGATCGAGCGCGAATTGCGCGTCGCGCTGAAGTGAGAAGGAGCGGCGGATGGCGGTTATGGACATGTTTGCGCCGGTGAAGGGCAAGCCGGCGGTCAATCACGTGCGGCCGCCGCAGCCGAAGGAGACGGCGGCGGGTGGCGGCGGCAAGAATGGCCCGGCCGCGACGATTGCCAAGGCGCGGGCCGATAATCCGGGCAAGCGGGTCGTGGTTGCGGGCTGATGGCCGAGGACGTGCTGGCGCAGTTGCAGCGGTTGCTGGCGGCGGCTTCGCCGCTCGGCTATGGGCAAAACCGGCTCGGTCCGCCGCAGACTTTGCCGACTATGGCGACGCCGCCGACGGGCGTGACAGGCGTGACCGGCATGGGCGGCGCGGCGAATTTGCAGATGCCGCCGCCTGGTGCGGCGCCGTTGCAGGCGGGCGATTGGGATGCATTGATCCGGCTGCTGCGCGACAGCGGCGTCGGCGCGAGCCAGCCGGCGCAGCCGTGGCAGTCGCCGGTCCAGGTGACCGGTGATTGGGCGCGCGGCTTGACCGGGAAAAATCCTTCGATGTTGCCGGGTTGGCAGGCCAGGTTACAGCTTCCTCCGGTGCAGTTTTGAGTAAGCGGCAGCCTGCTCCGTATACGCAGGCCGAAGCCGAGAGATGGCAACGGGTGAGTGATTTCGCTCAGCGCGCGCGCCGTGAGCGTGAGCGCGAGCCGAAGACGGCGGAGATGTTGCGAGAAGCCCGACGAATTGCGGCGCGCGATCTGTTGATTTTGCTGACGCTGCGGTGTCCGCAGTTGCAGCGGGTTGTGCCGCTGAGCCAGGAAACCCAGGACATCCTCGCTGAGATGTGTTTCACGGGCGAGATGCCCTGGCCGGCGGCTGAATAGATGACTTACGCCAATTACGGCATCTCGCGGCCGGCGCAGGTGCCGCAGGGCTTTGACAGCAGGAATCTCGAAGGTTTTGACGAAGACGAGGTGAAGTCGCTGATCCAGCAGGAGCTGGACGGGGCATTGGGCCAGGATGGCGGCACGCTGAGCCAGGAGCGGCTGGCGGCGCAGCGGTATTACGCGGGCGAGCTGCCGGAGGCGACCGGGCAGGACGGCAGATCCTCGGTGGTGATGCGCAGTGTGCTGGAAGCGGTGGAGTGGGTTCTGCCGGCGCTCATGCGGATATTTACCGCCAGCGACCAGATTTGCACGGTCGAGCCCAGCCGTCCTGCGCCGTATGTGCCGCTGGTGCCGGGCCAGCCGCCGCCGCCAGACCCGGTGCTGCTGGCAAAGCAGGCGACGCTGTATATCAACCACCTGTTTCTGAAGGAAAATCCCGGCTTCCTGATACTCAGGGACTGGTTCGCGGACAGTCTCATCGAGAAGCTCGGCTGGGTAAAATACTGGTGGGACACCCAGCAGGAGGTCGAGACCAAATCATATACCGGGATTCTGCAGTTTCAGCTGGATGCTTTGCTCGGCGACGACCCCGACGCGGAGGTGATCAAACAGCGGCGTTACATGCAGGAGCCGGACGAGTTTGCGATGGACCGGCCGTTTGTGCCGCCGCCGCAACCGGCAGCAATGCCGATGCTGGCCGGGACGGGCAATTTGCAGCTCCCGATGCAGCCCGGCATGCCGGCGATGCCGCCGGCTCCGCCGCCGCAGATCGAATTGATCGACTGCACCATCCGCTACACGCGCGATCATGGCCGCGTCACCATCGCCAACGTGGCGCCGGAGGAGGTGCTGTTTTCGCGGCGGGCGAAGCGCGACGACATCCCGTTTCTGGCGCACCGCAGAAGGTGGACGTACAGCGACCTGATCCAGCAGGGCTTTGACGAGGAGTGCCTGGAGCTGGTCCCGATGGACAGCTCGATGGAATACAACAGCGAGCGGGCCGAGCGGTATCGCGAGGACGACGCGTTCCCGCCGTTTGGCCGCAAGGACGCCGGCCGCGAGCTGTGGGTCGAGGAGTCATACATCCGGCTCAGCAAGGACGGAAAAACCACCGAGCTGTACAAGGTCACCACTGCCGGCCACGGCTTGGTCATTCTCACCAAAGGCGGTGAGCCGGACATCGAGTGCGTCGAGTGCGTGCCGTTTGTGAGCATTTGCCCGATCCCGGCGAGCCACAAGCTGGTGGGACTCAGCCTTGCCGACCTTACGGCTGACTTACAAGACATCAAAAGCTCGATCATGCGGCAGATGGTCGACAATGCTTATTTAAGTAATTGGCCAAGAGTAGAAGTGGCCGATGACAGTATTAACGAAAATACGTACGATGATTTACTTACTTTAAGGCCGGGTGGGGTCGTTAGGTCTAGAAGACTTGGCGGGATTGCGCCAATGTCCATCCCCTATACTGCCGACAAATCATTCCCCCTGATCCAGTACATCGACCAGACCCAGGAGATCCGCACCGGCGTCGCCCGCAACAATCAGATGATCGGGGCCGACCAGCTCGCCAACACCACGGCAAGCGGGATCGCCATGGTGCAGGGCGCGCAGGCGCAGCGGGTCGAGCTGTTCGCGAGAATCTTCGCCTACGGGGTGGAGCAGCTTTTGCGCGGCATCATGCGGCTGGTGCGGCAGAACCAGCAGCAGGAGCGGATCATCCGGGTGACCGGCGACTGGCTGCGGATCGACCCGCGGCAGTGGCGCGAGGACATGCCGGTGACGGTGAGTGTCGGGCTCGGCACCGGCAACCGCGACCAGATGCTGCAGCATCTGACGACGGTCATCGGCTTGCAGGCGCAGATTGTGCAGCAACAGGGCGGGCCGACCGGACCATTGGTTTATCCGCAGAATGTCTACGATGCCTTGAAGGCATTGCAGGAAAACGCCGGGTTCAAAACGTCGTTTTTCGCCGACCCGTCGCAGCCGCCGCCGCCGCCGCCACCCGGGGCGCAGCCGCCAGGGCAGAAGCCGCCGGACCCGGCCGCGATGCAGGCGCAGGCCGTGGTGCAGGCGACGCAGCTCAAAGCGCAGGCCGCGGTAGCGGCGGTGCAGATGAAGGCGCAGGCCGACGCGCAATCGACGCAGCAAAAGGCCGGGCTGGAGGCGCAATTGGCCCAGCAGAAGCAGCAACATCAGATGATGCTGGAGCAGCAGAAGCAACAACACGAGATGGAGCTGGAGCAGCAGAAAGCCCAGCACGATCTGATCATCGCGCGGGCCAGGGTCGAGGCCGAGGCGGCTGTAAAACAAAGGGAAGTCGAGCTGAAATTCGCCGCCGGGGCTTATGCCGCGGGGCAGGGCGGGCCAGGGCCGGCGGCCGGCAATGGCGGGTTGCCGCTTTAATGTGCGTTTGTCTCATTAGGCTCTTACAAGCGCTTGGGGCGCGTTCGTTGTCGCCGAGTGCTATCGTGACCCATCAGCTCGCTGAGAATCGAGGTTGGAAATGATGGCGGCAATCGCAGCTAAACCGGCCCCGCCGCCGAGGCCGACATACGCGCCGGTTAACCCTTGATCTGGACGCCGTTCGCCTGGGGGTGGGCCGAGCGCAAATTGCCGCTGCCACCGTGGCGCAGCACGCAGCCGGCGCCGAGCGACCCGATGCAGATGGGTGAAAACGCCCGCCGCCTGCTCGACGACCCGGTGCTGCACCTCGCGCTCGACCGGATACAGCAGAAGCTCGCTGAAACCTGGCGCAACACCGCGATCGGCGAAACCGAGGCGCGCGAGGCGGCCTATCGGCTGCACTGGGCAGCGGAGCAATTCCGCTCGGAATTGCGGATCATGGTCGGCAACGCGCGGGCGATCGAGGCGCGGGCGCGGATGCAGGAAAGGGACGCGGCATGATCATCCAAATCCTGCTGATAATGACGCTTTTCCTGTGGTTTCTCAGCATCTTGCCGGTACCGCAGATTACGCCCTATGGCTGGGCGAGTAACTGGCTGGCGTTTATCGCTGTGCTGCTTCTGTCCCTTTATCTCTTCATGCCGGCGCTGCGGGGCTGATGCCCGGCTTCCCGACAAACCGGGAATTGCTGAAGACGGCGCTGCGGCTGCTGCTTGAGCAGATCGAGCGGGGCGAACTGGCCCCGGACGGCAGCCGTATCGTGCGGTTCACCCGGCGCGATCTGGAGATCGCGGTGATGGCCGCAGCTGCTTGCGATTGGCGGCACGGCGGGCGCGACAAGTACGTCCGCGCGCTGGAGCGTCTGCGGCCTTAACCGCAAATTCCGGCACGAGTTCCGGCAACTCGCTGAAATCATAGGGTATCGAGCATGAGTGAAACGCGCCAGGCGACTGGCAGCGAAGGCGCCGCCGCGCCCGCGACCAGCATGAGCGAAGCCGAGGTGATGGCCGGCATCGAGGGCCTCCTCGAGCCGCCGCGCCGGCAGCGCGCGCAACAGACGCCGCCGCGGGAGCCGCAAGAGGCGCCCGCCGCACCGGAAACCGGGGATGACCCGGCTGTCGGACCGGAAGACCCGGCCCCCGACGATACCGAGGAAGCAGACCTACCCGACGAGCCGGACGGCGAAGCCGCCGACACCGAGCCCGCCGCGGTCGAGCCGCCTCGGAGTTGGTCTAATGCCGACAAGGAAGTATTCGCGCAGCTCCCTCCCGAGGCTCAGGCAGTCATTGCCCGCCGGGAAAGCGAGCGGGATAAAGCCTTTACGCAGAAGACCCAGGAGATCGCGCAACACCGCCAGGCGCTGGAAGCAACGTTTGGCGAGATCCAGCAAGAGCGCAGTTCGTATGCGAAGAACCTTGAACAATTGCTGTTCGTCGCCGCGCCGGAAGCCCAGAAGTTTGCCAACATCGACTGGCAGCGGCTGGCCTCCGAGCAGCCTGCCGAATACGTCCGACTGACAGCGGAGCGCGACGCGCTGCGCGGCCGGATCGGCGGCATTCAGCAGGAACTGCAGCGCGTATCGGCGCAATCTCAGCAGGCCCAGGCGCAGCAATTCGCGGCGCTGCGGCAGGCCGAGATGGGCCGGCTGGTCGAGAAGCTCCCCGATTTCGGCGACGAAACCAAGGGGCCGAAACTCGCCGGCGACATGCGGGCGTGGCTGCAGCAGCGCGGCTTCGCGGACCATGAGATCGGCCAGGTGATTGATCACCGGGTCTTGCTCGTCGTCAACGAGGCGATGCGGGCCAGCCAGCAGGCGCAAGCCCGCCAGCAGGCCGAAGCCAGGCGCACAAACGCCGCTCCCAACGTGCAACCGCCCGGTGCCGGCAGGCAGCGGTCGGACACGCGGGCGGCGCAGGTGCGCCAGCAGAAGATGGGCCAGCTACGCAAGAGCGGATCAGAAAAAGACGCGATCTCCTACTTGCTCGAAGTGCTCTGAGTCCCGTTCAGAATTAGCAACTCTGAACAACTCTGAACAACTCTGAACACCGGATCGCTGATGGCGACCACCGGCTCCACACCGCCTCACCCCAGCCGACAGGCGGCGGCTAATCCCTTGTGGGGCCTAGACAATGGCTATTATTACAGGAACCGCGACGACCTTCTCGGGTAGTCCCGGAATGCAGGGCCTCCGAGAAGACCTCTCGGACATGATCTACCTTCTGTCACCAAGTGACACACCGTTTACCAGCAATGTCGGGCGCGGCACGGCTGACGCGGTGTTGCACGAATGGCAGACCGATTCGCTCGCTGCCATAAACCTGAACAACGCGCAATTCCAGGGAGATGATATTGCGACGTTCTCGGCAGCGTCAGTGACGGCACGGCTCGGGAATAGAACTCAAATATCGCGTAAGGAAGTAATCATAAGTGGAACGCTCGATGCGGTAAATAAAGCAGGCCGACGCACCGAGCTTGCATATCAGATGACGAAACGCGCTAAAGAATTGAAGATCGATATCGAAGGCATATTACTGTCAAACCAAGCAAAAGTAGTTGGTGCGGCGGCAACGGCGCCGCTCTGTGCCGGCATCCTGGCTTGGTTGAAAACGAACGTCGCCAACGTCGTAGCGGGCGGGTCCAACCCGGTCGGTGACGGCAGCAACGGACGCACGGACGGCACCACACCGGTTGCCATCACCGAGGTCATGCTGAAGGCGGCGATGAAGTCGGTCTACACCAACAGCTCGGAAGACCTGGACGTGATCATGGCCGGTGCCAGTAACAAGCAGGCGATCTCTGCTTTCACCGGCGGCGCCACGAAAATGGTGGATGTGATGAAACAGGAGACTGTCGCGACAGTCGACGTGTACGTCGGTGACTTCCATACGGTAAGAATTATCCCCAACCGCTTCCAGCGGGTGCGTGACGTCTTCCTGTTGAACTGGAGCTACTGGTCGGTGGACTGGCTGCGGCCGATTACCCAGGTGCCGCTGGCCAAAACCGGCGACGCCGAGAAGCGGATGCTCATCGGCGAGTACACACTGGCGGCGAAGAACGAGGCCAGCTCTGCTTTGATTGCCGACCTGACGGCCCCGTAAGCCGGCGCACCTTATCCCGAGCCGGGAGCTAACCTTCCCCGGCTAGTTCCAGCCGCGTTGTCCCGGACGGCGGATAGACCGGGGCGTTTTTCTTTGAGGCGGCCATGGCGCACCAATACTACTTCGATCACGATCCACTGACCGGGGCGGTCGAGACATTCGAGCACGACGAGCTGACCGGCATCACCACCATCCATCGACGCGCGGATGTCGGGCCGATCATCGAAACCAACAAGCGGCTGCAGACGGCCGACGGTTTCACCGGCTGGACCGGCCCGGAGAAGGACATGCGCCTGGCGGCGCGGATTCCGATCGAAGTGGTGAATTTGTGGCGGCAGCTTTACGGCATTGACGCGATGAAGGCCGAGCACGGCCAGGCGGTCTTGCGGCTGCTCAATTCCAGCGAGTGGCGCTACCTGCGCACCAACACCTCTAACCTGTAGGCATTTATGGCCCTTTCCAGCTACGCCGAATTGCAGGACAGCGTGCTCAACTGGCTGGCGCGGCCGGGCGACCCGCTGGTGGCGCCGTTTGTGCCGGACATGGTGCGCCTGTTCGAGAGCGAGGCGACCCGCCGGCTGCGGGTCGGCGGCGCCGAGACGAAACTCACGCTGGTCGCCAGCGGCACGCCGGTGCTGGGGTTGCCGACCGATTGCTGCCAGGTGCGGTTTGTCGCGGCGGATGGGGTGGTGCTGAATTACGTGACCCCGAGCCAGTTGCCTGGCGGCGGCGGCGCGCCGAGCTGTTTCACCATTTACGGCAACACCTTCCTGGTGCTCGGCCCGGCTCCCTCCGGCGATGTCGAGATCGAGATCCTGTATCAATCCGGCGTGCCGCCGCTGAGCGACAGTAACCCGACAAACTGGCTGCTGGCCGCACATCCGGATTGTTATCTATACGGCACCCTGGTGGCGGCCGAAGCCTTTATCGGTCACGACGAGCGCATTGCGCTGTGGGCACAGGCCAGCGCCGCGGCGTTCGCGTCGATCGAGCAGGCCGATCGCAAGGCCCGCTGGAGCGGCTCGCCGCTGCAGATCCGGGTCCACGGCATCACCGACGCGGGCGGCAGCGCCGGCAGCGGCGGCGCGGTGGCTTTGCCGCCGGCGAGTGCGGTTGTCTTCATTGGCGACACGCCGCCGGCGACACCGAAACCCGGCGTGGCCTGGTGGGACAGCGCCGGCGGGCAGCTTTATCTCTGGTTTGTTGACCCGTCCGGGCCGGGCCAGTGGGTCCCGGCGACCAATTAGGGTTGATCCAAGATGCTGAATTTTCCCGATTCCCCTGCCGTTGATCAGGTCTTCGCCAGCGGCGCGGTGGCGTGGCGCTGGGATGGCGGCAAGTGGGTGGCAAAGGATCAGACCAGCCTCTCCGGCATGGTGGCGGGGCAGATCCCGATCGCGGCCGCGGCGACGGCGATTGCCTCCAGCGCCAATCTCAGCGGCGATGTCAGCAGCAATGCTGCGTTGGCGACGACGCTCGCCACCGTCAACAGCAATGTCGGGACGTTCCAGGGGCTCACCGTCAACGCCAAGGGTCTGGTCACGGCGGCCACTAATCAATCGTATCTGACAGCCAATCAGACGATTACCCTTAGCGGTGATGTCAGCGGTTCCGGCACGACGGCGATCACGACAACGCTGGCAACCGTCCCGGTGGCAAAGGGCGGCACCAATAAGACCAGTTGGGTGGCCGGCTCGGTAGCGTTTGCGGCGAGTGCGACGGCCCTCGCCGAAGACAACGCTAACCTGTTCTTCGACAACACCAACAAGCGCCTCGGCATCGGCACGGCGGCGCCCGGCAGCAAGCTGACCGTCAGCGCCAACGCGGCGGCGCTGCCGGTTCCCTCGGTGGCTTCTGAGGTGTTGCGAGTTGCGGCGGCAGACGGCACCAATACCCGGATCATATTGGATGCATTTGGCGGGGCGACGGCTGGACTGAACGTGCGAGCGACGGGCGGCCCGGCATCAGCGCCGACAGCGACACCGAACGGGCAGGGTTTAGGAGGTGTATTTTTTAGCGGGTACTCGCCGGCAGGATATGCCGGCGGCGTCCGCATCTGGGGCTACGCATCGGAACTGTGGAGCGACACGGCGCACGGCAGTGTGTTTGCGGTTGATACGACGCTTAACGGGACAGTGGCTCCGGCCGAGCGGATGCGGATCGACCACAACGGCAACGTCGGCATCGGCACCACGGCCCCCGGCGCAAAGCTTCATGTCGGCGCGCGGGCGACATCCGGCGGGGTAGAGGGTACGGCGGCGGTTATCCTGGCTGCGCCTGACGATGGCTACGCCAGCGTTGTTATCCAGCGTGCTGGCGTTGTTAACCCGCAGGTCCTGGATTTTGGCGTTAATCAAGCGTCTCTCTACTCAGAGATCCAATCGGCCCAGAACGGCATTAATGTCGGCCCATTGTATCTGAACCGGCAAGGCGGCAATGTTGTGCTGAACGCTACTGCCGGCAACGTCGGCATCGGCACGACGGGGCCGCGCGCCAAGCTGGAAATTTCCGGTGGCGCGTTTACCAACATGGCGATGACCGACACCTCTGCTGCCCTCGACACTAAGACCTTCGACTTTGCCTTGACCGGCGGCGCTCTGATCGGGCGTTGCGTGTCGGACAATTACGGTTCGCAGACGACGTGGCTTCAGGTGGCGCGCAGCGGTGCGACGGCGACAAGCGTGACGTTTCCGACTGGCGTCGGCGTGGTTGTCGGCGCCCCGACCGGCGGTAATCTCGGCACCGGCAAGATCAACGCCGTCGAGGTCCGCGCCAATAACGTAGTGCTGACCAGCGACGAGAACCTCAAGACCGACATCGAACCGCTGCCGCCTGCACTGCCGCTCCTGGCGGCGATCGAACCAAAGACGTTCCGCTGGAAGCCGCTGGAGGACGAGGAGTCGCAGCCGCCGGATTTTACCGAACAGTTTAATCGCGGCTTCCTGGCGCAAGATGTTGCCAAGGCTCTCGGCGGCGACGGCAGCACGGTCGATCTTGGCGGCCTTGTTGCCATCCTGTGGCAGGCGGTGCGGGAATTGCGGGCCGAGGTGGCGGCATTGAGCGCCGATCGATGACACTCGCCCCGTGGCCCGAATGGCTGCCCGACCAGGCCGATTTTCAGAACCAGGGCTCGCCGCTGATCAAGAACTGCATCCCGCTGACGGCGAAGAGCTACGGGCCGATGCCGACAGCCGTGCCGCTCAGCACCAACACGCTCGATGCCCGCTGCCAGGGCAGCTACTCCGTCAAGGCGACGGATAACAGCATCAGCATCTACGCCGGCGACCACACCAAGCTCTATCGCCTGCCCACCGGCAGCCTCGCCTTTGTCGACGCCTCGCGCACCACCGGCGGCGCCTACAACACGCCGGACGGGGGCCACTGGTCGATGACAGCGTTCGGCACCCGGATCATCGCGACTAACGGCATCGACCCGCCGCAGACCCTGCTATTGCCGGCTGATACGCATTTCTCGCTGCTCTCGGCCGGCGCGCCGATCGCCAAATACTGCGCGGTGGTGAAGGATTTTCTGTTTCTGGGTGACACCACCGATCCGACCAGCGGTCATATCCCGTACCGGATCTGGTGGTCGTCGATCAACGATCCGACCTCGTGGCCGACACCGGGAACGACGCCAGCGATCCAGGTCCAGAGCGATTACCAAGAGCTGGTGCAGACCGACCTCGGCAATGTCACCGGCCTGGTCGGCGGTTTCGCCACTGGCGCCGATGTCGTCATCTTCATGGAACGCGGCATCTACACCGGCAACTACGCCGGCCCACCGCTGATCTTCAGCTTCAGGGTGGCGCAGGGTGCTGCCGGCACGGTCGCGCCGCTCTCGATCGTCAATAGTTATGCCCGCACCCAGGCCGGGTCTATTCAGCCGGTGGTGTACTACCTCTCGGGCGACGG